GCAACTCTGCTCAAGACGCTTTGCTTCTGGCGAAAGGGGAATGTCATGCGACATTGCCCAAGCTTTGTAAGTTTAATGCTTGCAAAGTTTTTTAATTAAAAATAGTATTGCTTATACGCAGTACATAAACACGGAGAACTATTATGAAAATTAGAACCACTATTGACTCTGACACTATACCAGTAAAACTGACATTGCCTGTTAGAGATCTCATCGACTTGTCAAACTTTTTTCAAGATCAAGAAATCAAAAACAGATTAGAAAAAACTGAGCACTATTTTGTTAGAGAGTTTTCAAAACAGCTACAAGTAGAAGCTATAAAGATAAATGAAATGGTAAGAGGTGTACAATGAACATGATGTCAAAGATAAATGACTGGGATTTCCCAGTTGAAATGATGCCAACACCTAACGCAGTCACTGGTGATCCAGAGCCTGATGCATTCCAAGTTATTCGAACAGATACCAATGCTGTGCTTGGACATCATGGCTCACGCTACAAACTTGTACCACATGACGATGTAGTTAATTCTATTATGGATGCAGTAAAGCAATCAGACATTACTACTGATTACAAAGAGCCATCTATCAGTGTCTTTGAGAATGGTCGTAAGATGCGTGGTGAACTAATCTTTCCAGACCTTACAATACAACCAAAGGTCGGTGACATTGTTCAAGCCAGAATAGTATTTACTAACAGCTATGATCAAAGCTGGAGTTTCTTTCAGTCCTTCGATGCATTGCGTTTGTTTTGCCTCAATGGTTGCACAACACCTAATGCTGTAGCTCGTAGCAGATACAAGCACACAACGTTTCTTAATGTTGATGGCTCTGCTGCTAAGATACAGAAAGGTGCTGAGCATTTTCATACACGCAAAGATGAATGGCAGAAGTGGATGAAGTGTAAAATCTCAAACGATTATGCTGAGATATTCTTCAAGAAAACAATAGCTAAAGGTTTTAGTAGACAACAATCTGTTGACAACGTGAACCAAAAGCAAATGGAAAACCTGTTGCGTATCTGGGAGAATGAAACAAAACAACTCGGCAATAATCAGTGGGCATTATACAATTGCCTTACTTACTGGGCCACTCATACTAACGATGCTCGAACACCTCATGTTCAACGCCACAATCGTGAACAAGAGATTGCCAAAGCAATGAAGTCAAATATGTGGACTCAGTTAGATGTCTTTCAACAGGGAGTATGAGGACTGTGATCACTGCAATGGTGAAGGATACTTCAAAGGCTTTCAGGAGTTTAACTTTGTAGAAGTTAATGTTCCTTGTCCTCGATGCTGTGGCCTTGGATGGAATACAAAAGGCCTTGACACTCAAGAGGATCAGATTGCATAACTGCAATCATGAAGTCGTATCTACAATTAGTAAGTGATAAAGCTTATAAAGCTGATGTAAAACTTGAGGATGCTTTTGATAAAGCAGGAGCATCCCATACTACATACTGGAGAACAAAGAATAAAAGAACTGAATTGAAATATGATACGGCATTGAGGATCTTCAATGCAATCGAAGAACTATATCAGATACAACAAGGTCGTGAGTATTCCAAACGACTACGAGAAACTAATCAAAGAATTAGTAATCGCTCGATCAGAAGTAGGTTTAAGCCAAGAATTGTTAGCTAATAAAATAGGCTGCACCTCTTCACTGATACACAAATGGGAATGCCACAAGAGAATACCATCAGGTTTTATGTTGATCTGTTGGCTTGATGCATTGGGATACCAGATAGATGTCACGAAAAAAAAGCAAAAGAATAATCTGTCTGTCGTGCGAGAACAAGACTGACTACTTTGTAGCTATACTTAAACGCAATCATGAAGCAACGAATGAAAAGTGTTGGTTCATTTGTATGCATTGTTATGAGGAGGACAAATGGCAAACCGCAACAAAAACAAGGGAACTTACCACGAAAAGTGGTTCGTCAACTGGCTTAAAGAACAAGGTATTAAAGCGAAAAGGCAACCCCTCTCGGGCAGCTTGGGAGGAGAGTATTCGGGAGACATCAAGCTCGAACTCAAAGGACACGAACTGGTGGGAGAAGTAAAGTACAGAGATAAGTCTAACTTCCCTAGCCCTTTCACAGTCCTCGAAGGCAGAGACATTGCCTTCTATAAAAGACGGACAGGAACTCCGCAAACGCTAGTCATAATGAGTGGTGAAATATTTCAACAACTAATGGAGAGAACTAATGAAGAAGATAAACAAAGCAATTGATGCTGCAATGTGGGAAGCAAACGTAGGTCGCGTTGCTCAATCGCCAACACTACAGCGTGAAGTCTTACGCAAAGGATACTTCATAGACAGTGAAGCTATTCATGCTGAAAGAATTAAACAAGGTGAAACTGTTGGTGAGAACTGGCTCAAAGGTAAGAACAAAAAAGCACTCATCAAAGACCACGGACTAACTGAAGAAGACTTTAAAAAATATACTTGAACCTGTTGCTTATGTGCAATAGAGTAAAAGAAAAAGGAGAACTAAATGGAACGCAAAGGATTTATTGGCGGCTCAGATTGCGTAAAAATTATGCGAGGTGAGTGGCTCGAACTATGGGAAATCAAAACTGGACGCAGAGAGTCAGAAGATTTGTCAGATAATATTGCAGTGCAACTAGGTACATTCACTGAAGACTTCAATCTTCAATGGTTTGAAAAGCAATATCAATGTGTACTTCAGAAACATCAATGGGAAATCGAACAACAGATTGGTAGTATACCAGCCAAAGGAACTATCGATGCGGCTTATGGTTTTATACCTGTTGAAGCCAAGCACACCAACGCATTCAATTCTATGGATGATATTATCGAACGGTATATGCCACAGATACAGCTATATGCAAAGCTTGCTGATACACACAGTGCTTATCTGTCTGTAATATTTGGTAACAGTAAGTGGGAAGGTCGTCACATTAGATGCGATAACGAATACTTCAATAGTATGTGGGCTGTTGTGTCTGACTTCTGGTCATACGTTGAGGCTGATAAGCCACCGCAAGATGTAAACGTACCAATAATTAATCAAGATAATATTCAAGTAGATGATATGGTGATGAGAGATGCAGCACAAGATAATCAATTCGTCGATGCGGCAGTTACATATATACAAGGTTATCAGCATAGCCGAGTATTTGAGAATGCAAAGAAAGATCTCAAAGCTATGGTCTTGCCCAGTGAACGTGAAGTTTATTGTGATCAACTGTCAGTCAGAAGAGACAAGCGAGGCTCACTAAGAATAGTGATTACTAATAATGCCAAAGAATAAAATCATATTTGCAATAACATCAGATGATGTAGTCACAATGTTTAAAACAATAAAGAAAGAACTTCAAACTAAACGTAAGCGCAGAATGGGAGATGCTTCAGTAGTTATTGAACTCTGCAAATTTTACGTCAAACATAATAAGGAGAACACTAATGAGTAATTTAAAAATATGGGATGCACTAGCAGAAACAGATCCTGAATACATCAAGCCTGTATCATTCGGCTCTCGATCATTCACAGCTATTGATCCTCAGTATCAGATCAGAAAAATGACTGAACAGTTTGGAGCAGTCGGTGAAGGTTGGGGTTGGCACAACACAACAGAGACAGTCTCTATAAGCAACGGAGACATGGCTGTACTAGCACACGTTACTGTTTGGCATGGCTCACAAGCAAATGCGTTCGGCCCCTTCACTGGCTGCCGAAAGTTCTTTGACTCTTCGAAGGGTCGCCTTGCTGAAGATGCACCCAAGATGGCAATAACAGATGGGTTAACTAAAGCATTATCGCATATCGGCTGTGACGCTAACATCTTCTTAGGTAAGATGGATGGTAATAAGTATGCTCAAGATGCTAAGAGATCCAGTGAACCTGAAGGTAATTGGTAATGCTTACTAAGAAAGTAACCAAGCTTTGGAAGGGTGAATATCTTTCCATCCGCACCTATGAGCATCAGGCCGCGATCAAAGCGGCAGGCCTGAGGCTCATTTATGGAGACAAAACTATGACTCTCTCACAACAGGAACTCCAAGCTTTAAAACCATCGTCCAAGATTTTTAAATCAAAGACAGGAGGCAGAGACTACCAACTAATCGATATTAAATTTGCACCTAATGATCCGCGACAGGATCTGCTTTTATAAGGAGGCCAACAATGGCAGAAGAATACGACAACACTAACTCAGGCGCAGCCTTTCCACCATTCCCAACGCAGACCATGATCTTGCAAGGTAATGTAGATATTAATTCTAAAGATCACAAAATTATATGCGTACAAAATACAACCAAAGATGGCAGGAAAACTATCGAAGTTTATCAGAAGATGGGAATACTATTTGAGAATGATAAGAAAGGTAATGATAAAGCACCAGATTATTCTGGCCCCCTCGATGATCATGACAACTTACGCATAGCTGGATGGAGAAAGAAAGCTAAAGACAGTGATAAAATGTTTATCAGTTTAAAAGTATCTGAAGGCAAAGGGTTGCCAAATGATACCATACCATTCTAATATGAACTCAGTTCTCCGAGGACGTAATCATGCCGATTACTGCTCAAGTTTGTCCTCGTCACCTTGGCGCACCTTTTCAGGTGCGTCTTTTTTTATTTAATGCTTACTAATTATAAATAAGTAGGGCTTATATTATATGGTCGGACACTTTGGGAGTAACAAAACTATGAGCTTAACAGAGGAAACAAAAAATTTTATACATCAAGAAGTAGATAACTATCTTAAAAATGAACCAGTAAGATTTTCTGAAGAATACACAGAACAAATTCAAGCATCTGTTGAAGATTATTTTATGTATATAAAACAAGTATTAGAAGATGAACATTCTACTCTTGAATCACTTGAAGTAAGTAATGCAGCAATGACTATGCAAGCTATGTATTTACTTGTGTCATGTTGTTTAGAAGAAATCTTGCCAAGAGTTTATCTTAAACCAGAATGGTTAAGAGGTGAGGGATGGGAAGAATTTATAAAAAAAGCAAAGAGAAAGAAATAAAATGACACCAATTCAGAGAATGAAAGAAGATGCAAAGATCTGTAACTCTAAACTAAAAAGTAATAGCAAAGTTATTTATACTCCAGAGCCAACAGAATCTAGAGGCAGAGTATCAAGAACTAATGGCGATGGTTGGAGGAACAATAAATTAAACAACCAAGAAATAGAAGATATTAAATACTTCTTAGGTAAAGGCTGGGATATAAGATCAACAGCAGTTATGTGCGGTGTAAGCTATAGCTCTGTTCAAAGAATTAAAAAATCTTAAACTCTTAACTCAAAATGAGGGGCGTCTATAAATGGACGTTTCCCTTGAGACCTTCGAAGATCACAGTATTCTTTTAAAGCATCCTCCATTGTCCCATCATACTCAGCAATGTTATTGATGTGCCAAGCTGCACCCCATCTAACAGCAACACCAGTATCTTTAGCTGCTAACTTCATTGCATCAGCTATTTCATCATAAAGCTTTAGCTCCCATCGATCACCAACGCCTTTAATGTAAGCCATAAGATCTACAGCATGACCATCTAAATGCTTAGACTTCATAGTTTTAGATGCGCCTTTAGCAAACAATGCTCTTTGTTCTTCAATAGTTCTTAAACCACAGATGCAAGAAAAATCCTGAGAGGAAACACCAATAGCATATTTAACTACTGCAACCATGCGCTCATCAACACCTTCGAGCTTTGCTAAACTTCCCTTGCCTAACTTAAATGTCATTTCTTAAATCCTTTCATTGTTCTTATTCCAAACGAAGCAGCTATAGAAGCATACATAGCCCAGCTAAACCACGATGGTGCAGCCTCTAAATTCTTAAACCCTTGCTCCATGTATGGTTGCATAGGAGGTATAAAGCTAGCTAATACAATAGCTATAAAACAAATCGTCCAAGCCTCATCTTTCCAGCTATCGGCACTAGCTTCAATTGCCGCTTGCTCCCAACTGATTTCACCTGTTGCAATTTTCATTTTGGTTTCAGCTTCAGCAGCTTTAACCTTTGCTTTACTATCAATGTAAGTTGTGGCTAAGCCAACAACGCTTTGGAATATACCAATCATTCTACAACCCTATCTGTCTTAGCTTCTTTGCCTAACCACAATGCAAAAGATGCACTGAGCATCGCAGTAACCAAAGAAACAAACGCGCTCTGCTGAGTTGTAGGGTCAGGCAAAGTCATAAACCAAAAACAAACCTTCCAAGTTAAAATAATTTGACAGAGAAAAGCTAATCTAGGTAGTAGCTTCAGTTGATCTATCGCGCTTGCTGTCAATTTCACCATTACAAACTCCTCTGGCTATGCGCTTTTCACTTGTTTGTATAACCAGTTTACCATCATCTGTATATACAGCAAATCTATTGTACCTAATTTCTATCAGATACATCCAGTGTTACACATTCTAACATCATGTTTGTACTTGTAACTAACATCGATGCTTTCTTTCTTTCTATATTACATTGCTCAAAGGTAGAGTAATTATCAAATTGATAATACTGCAAGTGATCTGTTCGAATAAAATGAAACCAGACAAGTGTATAGATTACCAAGGTAAATAATCCCAAAAGTCTAACCAACGCATATGATGAAGATAAGCAATAGCTCCAATAGCAGACGCTGTGAGTAAGAAAAATATCCCAGCTATAGTAGTGTATACCTCTTGACGTTCCATAGCCTCACGCCTCGCCTGAGCCTCTGCCTCACGCTTCTCAGCTAAAACTTCCCTACGAATTTTGAGCAGTTCCAAGTAACGACTTCTGCCATACGTCTGCGTTATCCATTCTTTGAGTTCTTCTTCAGCCTCAGCAGCCTGTCGGAGTTTAGCCCAGCGATCCATTGCCGTAGCATTGGAGCTTTTTGCTGATATACCTTTTTTCTGTAGCGTTTTCTTAGCTTGGTCAGTTGCGTCAAAGAATTGTCCTATCTGTTTGCTAAGTCCAGCTATAGATTTGCCTGTTTGTAAACCTAACTTTATGCCAGATAATATTGTAATAGGATCCATTGTTACATCCCATCGCGTCTAGAAAACTCTACTGTTTTTTCAAGAATAGAAATACGAGCTTGCAATTTTATTAAGTCAGTCATGATACCAGCCAAACCATCGACATCATTCCAAATCTCTTCATCAACTTCTTGCAATGCTTCTTCAGTCTCAACTAAAATCTCAAGCAATGCATCTGTGCGCTCTGTATTGTCATTAATATCTCGCAAAACATTAGCACCCCAGAACACACCACCAGCTAGTTGCGCCCCAAGAGCAACAACTAATACCAATGGTAGCTTTAGATTGTCCATCAATCCGCTGCGGCTATCTCGTTGCCGTCTTCTTTTGACCACTCAAGCACTGCTTGGTAGTCGGTGTTGTTTGGATCAAGGGGAACATGCATAGTAATTCCATCGGAAACAACTACTATACCTTGATTTTCTTCTGTTTTTGGAAAAGTGTAATATCTTGCTGACGTTATATTCATTTTATAACTCCGAGGATGCTGTTAAGTGTGCTTTCATAATAATATTGGCAGAAACACCTGTGGAATCATTACTTCTAAGAATAAACACTGAATTAGTGCCAACAAAACTAGCAGAGCCAGTGCCGTCAGTGCCATCTGCTGAAACTTTTCCCGTGGTGCTTGCATTTGCGGTGCTATATAGTGTGACAGTGGGAGTAGCTCTCATCTCAACAGGAAAATTATAAGTACCTGCACTTGCATAAGTTTGAGAAACCGCAGCGGTACTAGATTGTGCGCCCACAGAAGTAGCCGTGCCTGTGGCTGTACCGTAATCGTAACTTCTTAAAAAGTACCTCTGACACCTATCCAACTCATCCCCAAAAGTTCGATGCTCGAAGTCCGTGGCGGTGTCGCCTACTTCTAGCTGGCATCCTGTCAAGAAAAAGGTAGCATTTGTAGTTGTCATTACAGCGTCTGTTCCAAGACCGTCTGCCCATTTATCTTGTGCATAAGCAGACCAACCAGAAGTAGACCCTCCACCTTTATAACTTGACCCTGCCGCTATGTGCCAATTTACATAAAAACCTATTCCATTGTTATTATCAATCGCTCCACCACTTAAAGTGTTAGCAGCAAAAGTAAGTGTTTTTCTTTCCCAAGTGTTAGCAGCATCTATAGTGTATGTAAGATTATGTATCTGAGCAGTATTGTCTGGTTTAAAAATACCACAAGCAAAAGTTCCTG